AACCCACAGAGATGTGGTTACTTCCGTCCTGGCGGGTAAAACCAAAGCCAAATGGGAAAATGTATCTTGAGGGCTACGAGTACGATCCAGGTGTTGGGCAGGAAACCAGGTTATTACCGCTTCACCAAGTCGTACATTTCAAAAAATTCAACCCGATGAGTGAATTCATCGGCCTGTCGGCTGTGGAGCCGGTCGCAATTGCGGCACAGACCGATCTAGCCAGCCAGCAGTGGTCAAGCAAGTTTTACGGCAAGAACAACGCCCGCTTGCCCGGCATCCTGGCATTTACCGACCCGATAAATAACGAAATCGCCTGGGAGCGCATCAAATCGGATACCGCTTATGCTACCGAGACGCGCAACCTGCTTATGTTGCGCGGTGTGGGTAGTAAGGTGGACTGGCTGAAGGCGGCTGCCAACCAGTCTGAGATGCAAATGGTTGAGTCCAGGCAATTCACCAAAGAGGAGATTTATTCGGTATTCGCGCCTGGCCTGGCGTCGATGCTTGACATCACCTCGACCGAGGCCAACAGCATCACCGGCAAGCAGACATTCCTTGAATTCACGATTTGGCCAATACTGGTATCGATAGCGCAGAAAATAACGCTTGACATCCTGCCCGCTTACGGCAGGAGCCTGGTGGCAGAGTTCGACGATCCGCGACAGACCGACCGGCAAATCGAGCTGCTGGAGCAAGAAGCCTACGCCCAGACGCACACGCTAAACGAAATCCGCGCCGAATTCTACGAAGACGACCCGCTTCCTGATGAGCGCGGCAACTGGCTACCGGCGCAGCTCGATGTCCCGGCGACAATCAGTCTGATGGAAAAACCGGAGAAGCCGGAAGAGCCACCCGCGCCAGCCGCCCCACCGGTGCAATTGGTGCTAAACACCGATGCGTTCCAGAATGAAACACCGGGCGAGCCGGAGCCGGAGGAGACAGAGGAGCAAGAACAGGCAGCCATGCGCGCCGACCTCGCTGCCTGGCGTCGCAAGTCGCTGAAGTCCTTGAAAGCCAACAAGGGCGCGGCCGTGACGTTTGAGAGCAAGTACATCGATCCGGATCTGCACGCCGATGTGTGGGGTAGGCTGAACGAGTGTAAGAGCGCCGCCGATGTGCGCGAAGTATTCGAGCAGGTAATGGCGGGCGGTCAATCGCTGGTGCTTGCCGACCAGGTGAAAGCCCTGACCGAATTAGTCCACAAATCCGCCTGGGTGCTGTACCCCTGATGCCTGAGCTTCCCGGTCGTGACGGTTTTGAGGCGCAACTTGCCAAAGTGATGGCAAGACTTCTCAGCGCCTACAGCGGGCGGCTGCTGGAGCTGTTGGGCGATCCGCCGAATATCAACAACCTGACCCCTGAATTTTGGCAAAACGAATCGGAGGTGATGATCGAGGCGATGCGCCCTTTATTAGAGAAGATGTACTTGGAGGCGGCCAAAGAAGTGATGATCGCTTCACCGTCGGCTGTCGATTGGGCATTGGTAAATCAGGCGGCTGTTGACTGGGCGGCGGGCTATGCGTTTGACCTGGTCAAAGGGCTGAACAGTACGACCATGCAGGCGCTCCAAAAGGTGCTGGCCAGCTATTTCGAGAAGCCGACGACAATGGGGCAGCTATCCGCCAGGATACTTGAGCTGGTTGGATCCCCGATCCGGGCGGAGATGATAGCAGTCACAGAGGTGACACGGGCGGCTAGTGAAGGCGAGCAAGCGATTGCGCGCGAGCTGGCACGCCAGGGTATTATTATGACGCCGTTCTGGAATACCAACCGGGATGAGTTGGTATGCCCGATTTGCGAGCCGCGTAATAATCAAGAGATTACAGACGGGATGTTTCCCCCGGCTCACCCCAGGTGTAGATGCTGGGTAAATTATGAGTTGCCGAAACCGGGTCGCAGGATGGGGCAGCAATGAGTGCAAAAATCCGCATCAAGGGCATGAAAGAATTGATGTCCAAAATCGACACGTTGGAGCAAATGGAAGGCGTGCGGAGTGCGATGCGTGCCGCCGGTGTTCACGTCAAGGGCAAGATCAGCAAATACCCGCCATCGAGTGAAGCCAACCAACCCAATCAACCCAGATGGTATGAACGCGGTTATGGCTCGCGCTGGCTGCGCGCTGACGGCTCGGTGGGCGGCCTGCAAACGTCCGAAACACTGGGCAAGCGTTGGACCAACCGGGAGCGCAATCGCGGCTTGACGCAAGTGATTGGCAATAACGCCAGTTATGGGCCGTATGTCCAGGACAAAGATTTTCAGGCGGCATTTCACAAGCGGCGCGGTTGGAAAACAACCGAGACTGTCGTAAAAGAGGAGCAAAACCGGGTTTCTAGGTTTGTTATCGACGCAATCAACGATATTTTAGAGGAATGATATAATCAATGAATGGGATAGGTGCAACATGATTAATGCCACAGAAATTGACTATTATAAAGACCCTTACTGGATAGAAGATACTATGAATTATTACCCGGCCTGGGTAATTGTTGTGCCATTTAGGCATCAATCAAGATACTGCAGAGCTGTAAGGCGTGTTGAATATAATCCAATTAGCCATCAGGACTGGTATTTAATGGCAATTGATGAATTAAAATCCGATCTGTTGAAATTGAATGCGGATGATATTAGAGAGATAGTAATTGAGGAGATTGACACACGGCAAAAACCGTGCTAGTATAGCGGCAACTGAATAGCCTGATACTTGAGGATAAGCCACAGGCCCGGACGGGCGGCGGAAAGCAAGAGCAGGCGAAGCGCAACACAGGCGAAGTATCGCGGCGCATGATCCGAATGATCGGATTATTGCGCTTTTTTTGTTATTTGGAGGCAGTTATGCCAGAATTACAACCGGGCGAAGGGGATAACGTGAGTATCGCCAATGCAGCCGAAATCAAGGTAGTAACCAAGTCCGAGATTGACGGCAACCACCCGGCCAGCCATTACCTAGTAGTCGAAGATCCGCAAAGCCCGTCCACTTGGCACCTGCGTGTCAAGGGCGTTGACGGCGAGCTTGACCGCCGGCTCATGGGCGCGGCTTGGGCTGCGCTGCACGGCGGCTACCGGGGCAACAAGTACGAGGGTCCAGACAAGGCGGGAGCTATCGCAAAGCTCAAGGCATTGTACGAGCGCGAGAATATGCCAACCCCAGGCGAAAGCAAAGCCACGGTGAAAGCCATGGGAGATTGGGAGCTTGAGGTTTTAGGCGTTCCGTATGGCGGCCCCAACGGCGGCAAGGATGCCGATGGCGAGTACTTTTCCCCCAAGACCAACCTGCACCTGGATCGCTTCGCTGACCCGCTGGTGATGTACTACCACGGATATAGCGACAACGGCGAGCCAGCCGGGGAGCCGCAAGTTATCGGTAAAGTTGCCAGCCACGAAAAGCGCAGCGATGGTGTTTGGTTCCGGGTGCTACTGGATAAGGCATCCGACTATGCCCGGCGCGTCTGGGAAGGCGCAAAGCAGGGCATGGCACGGGCGTCAAGCGGCTCGATAAACCACCTGGTACGCAAGGCGGCCGATGGCGAAATCCTGAATTGGCCGATGGCTGAGTTATCCCTATTCGAGACAAGCACAGGTAAACAACCGGCAAACGGCTATGCAGTCGCCCTGCCGGTGATGAAAGCAATCTACACACAAGCGGGGCATGAGTGGCCCCAGGAAATTACGGAGGATATTGAAATGGACGAGATCGAAGTCAAGGCAGCGGTGGACGCCGCTGTAAAGGCTGCCCTGGAGCAGCGAGAAGCCGAGGCGAAAGCCGCGGCAGAGCGGGAAGCAGAAGTGCAGGCCCGCGTAGAGGCCGCAGTCAAGGCCGAACAGGAAAAGCAGGCCGCCGAGAAGCGTTTGCCGACTGGCGCGCCGAATGTCAACCTGCACGGCGACATCGACAAGTACGACAACCTGGATCCAGGCGAACACGCCTTTTTCATCCAGACTTACGAAGCCCTGCGCCAGCGACGCGGCGGGCCACAACTCAGCGACTCGGCTATCAAGGCATTCGCCATGAAGCTGGAAGCTGAAGAAGCCCAGAAGACCCACGGCGGCAAGGATGCCCTGAAGATGCTCAAGGGCAAGGCGGGCGACGCAATGAAAGCCTATGAGATCAACTACTCGACGTATAACGGATACGGCGATCAGTGGGTCGGCGTAATGTATCACACCGACCTGTGGGAGAAAATTCGCGCTGGGACGTGGGTGCTCCAGGATCTTGAGCGCGGTGGCGATGTTCGCCAGCTCCCCGATGGTTTCGAGTCGGACGTTGTGCCGCTTGAAAGCACCGACCCGACATGGTACAAAGTCGCCCAGGCAACCGCGCACGACTCGACATCCGGCCGCCCGGTTGCCACCATCACCAGCTCCAATATCGGCACGTCACAAGGCACCGTATCGCTCAACAAAATGGGCTGTAGGGTGATCTTCACCGGCGAATTAGTTGAGGATAGCTTGATCCGTTGGGTGCCGAATGCTTATCGCCAGATCCAGGTGAGCGGGCAGGAAATCATGGAGCACGCCTTGATCGATGGCGATACCAGCTCCGCGAATGTCACCAACATCAACCACATCGGCGCACAGCCGACCGGCAACGAGGCTTATACCCTGTGTGACGGCTTCCGCAAGCTGGCGCTGATCACTAACTCGACCAACAGCCGTGACGGTGGTGTGCTGACCGTTGAGGACTACCTGGAAACCGTCAAGCTAATGGGATCCGCCGGAAAGAACGCATCCGACCCGACCAAAGTCACCTTCATCGTTGACCCTAGCACCTACTGGAAGACGCTGGAGCTGGATGAGGTCAAGACCCGTGACGTGTTCGCCACGCCAACCATTGAAAACGGCTTACTGTCCGGCCTGTGGGGTTTCCCAGTGCGACGCAGTTACTTTATGCACTACGCGGGCGTCGTTGCGGCAACCGTGACCACGGCGGCCTACATGAACAAGGCCAACAGCGCCGGGAAGGTGGATCAAACCACCGAAGCCAACAACACGAAGGGCGCTATCCTGGCTGTCCGGTGGGATCAGTGGGCTTTGCGCTGGAAACGACGCATGACCCTGGAGGTTGACCGCTGGCCTGAGGCCGATGCCAACCAGATCGTAGCCATGCT